GTGTTGCTTCGCTCTCCTGTAAGGAGAACTCGGCTGGCACCTTCCGCGTGTCGGGAAAGCTTGTGCTTCCAGCAATGGATGCCGTCGATCCGACCCTGAAGTCTTTCGAGACTCTGGGGTCTTTCGAGTTGGTTCTCCCGAACAGGGCGTCACTCCAGCGTCGCAAAGATCTGAAGGCCATGTTGGCCGATTTTCTTGGCGATGCCGTCGTAACCGCTGCTGTGGAAAACTTCACCCACCCGACGGGTTAATCCTGTCTGGTATCAAAAGCGGGATGTTTTCCCGCACTGAGGATACAAATGTTCGACCGAGTCGAGATTTGCCCGCAATGCGGGGAAACTGGTGAGGATCAAATTGTTCCTTGCTTTTCGCCATTAGATGGTCATGGCTCTGTGTGTGGCATACTTTGCCATTCATGTGGCCTTTTCCGTCTCGCGGTTTTTAGCTGGGAACTTTCTCACCGTTTCCTTCGAAGGAACCTTCGGTTCATTCGATCTCGTCATACTGTTCCGGATTCACGACTTTGGAAACCTGTTGAGGATTACTTCACTCTTGGTTCTAACCAACAGTGGGCAGTCCGTATGCAAGTTGCCGATTCGTGGCCTCGGATCTTTCCATCGCTTTCGCGGTGGTGGAGCTCAGATGAATTTGCCGAACCTTCCGATTTTCAAGTGTTTCGACACATGATGCGGAAGACTTCAGGCAACCTTATGAGTCCGGCTTATACTGTCAGGGATTTTTTGTCCCTGGCTAATGAGCTAGAGTATGATGATTGCTTTGGTCAGCCTTTAGCACGCTGACTCACATCTTTCCGGAGATTTTAGATGACCAAGAATGATCTTGATCGTCACATCGGCGTTGCTGAGCAACTCCTTTGTGCTCTGGACTGCCCCCGTGCTCTCACCGTTGTAATAATGATGAGGAACGGTATGTGGGGTGAGATCGCTAATCTGCGTCTAGATCCTTTGGGTTTTAACGACCCTGACCGCTTCTTCAGGTCCCATCAAGCAACCAAGCTGCTCTCAAAAGCAGAATGGTTGCCCACTGGGATCGACAAGACTGCGGTTGCGAAGGTGAAATTCGCGGAGGCCGAGGAACTCTGCC